CACCACCTTTCTCCTTCTGAAGTCTTATAATCCATTTTTTCATATTGCCAGGTTTAACCTCATCTACCTGGCGAAGGTGCTATCGAAAGGAGAGGTGAGGACGAGAAAAACATTTTACGACTCTGGCAGATTATCCAGAACCGCAAATGCAATCGACACCCCCGGAGCTCCATCTTGTCTCATGACAAACCTCACGACCGTCTGATCGTAGAAGAAACGGGCGTCCTTAGACAGATCGATCGTCATGTCTTGTCTCAAGGCCCAGATATAAAATCCCAAATCTCCCAGGATCAAATCGCCTTGCTGTCCGAGTAACGGCACGTTCCTTGTTTTGATCACTTGATACCCGATCAGCTGAGGCCCCATGGCCGACCCGAGAAAGGTCGTCATCCCGTCATGATAAACGGGCTGATTGTTATTATCGACCTGCTTTCTCAGGACGTTGATTGAAGCCCTTCTCGAAAGGAAGGTAAGATCAACAAAGTTTTCGTCAAGCGCACTTTCCAGATCGATCGGATCTTTCCAATGCAGCGTTCCAACTGTCTGACGAGGAACCACATTAATTGCAGGATCGCTGAGAATTCCCAGCATCTGTCCGGTAAGACCGGTCCCGGCAACGATTTCCCCCTCTGCATTGTATTGGAAGGCTCTCACAAAAAGACCCGTGATATAGTTGATCAGATTGATCGAGCTATCTGCAACCACTTCGTCAGAGAGAGGGATGATCCCGATTAACTTCTTTGCCGTAAAGGTTAGATAAGTAAATGAGGGTTTGGATTCGGTCTTAAGTTCGGCTTCCTCCGGATGGTAGAGAGAAACCCCACCGAAGTATGAACCGGCAGCTTGAACCAGCTTAGGAATCCTCATGGTTAATGAACCCATCGGGATTCTCCAAACCTTCGGGAGGATCTGAGACTGAGCTGTTGCAAACTCTACCACCGTTGCCAAAAACTCAATTGGCACGAGGGCGCCAACATCCGTTGTCGTCAAGCCGGTGGCCACGTCTTTGTAATCCGGCTGATCCTTCATGAAGTCGTTGTAAGCCTTCAAGTCCAAACCGACCGCAATGAGCTTGGAAGGATCAAACCCCACTTTCAGACCAATGGCGAACTTTTCCATCGCTGGAGAAAGCTTGAGCCAGGGCCCACCGCCTGTCTTCAATCGGCTGGCCATCTCTTCCCCGGTCATTACCCTTTTTCCAATGGAAAATGTTTTTGTGAAAAATGACGTATCGACCACGCTTTTCCCTGAGGTCTCAAGGAAAGTCCCATCACCCGAAGGAAAAATCGCTTTCCGGTTTACATCTTCAATCTCTTTCTTAAGGGCTTCCATTCCGGCCTTGGTCTCACCCTTCACTGCTTCCTGGATGATCCCCTTCAACTCTTCCATGGTCAGCTCTTTCTTTCCCCCTGGCAATGGAGTACCTCCGGGCGGATCGGGAGCAAACCGAGCAGAAGCCGGCGCTTCACCGAACATCGTAAACGGATTCCATTTGAATCTTTTCTTAAACATGGCGTTTTCCTCCTTGAGAATTTTTTTAGTCAACCTTACCGGTCAACTTTTTAAATGATTCTTGGAGAGAGGTTTTCACCGCGTCCCCGATGGTCTTTCCCAGCTCCACCGGGTCAATTGCAATGACTGTCTCCCTTTTTGCTTCTTCGGGAGCGAACACGACAATCCTTTCCCCTACCGATGCGTTTTTGTTCTCCTGGCCTTTCCCCTTCTCTGCTATCGGTAATGCAGCGAGGGCTTGAACCAGATCACCGACTGATTTCACAAGAGGAGAAATGGTCTCCTCAAAATCACTCCTAAATTTCTCGAACCTTGCATCCAAGTCTTTCGTTTCTTTCGATTCGGGAGCAAAGAAGTCGGCCACGTCAGGAATGAGTTCCAGGGCTTTCTGATGCTTCTCTTCCTCCTTTAAAGAATCGAGGATCTCCAAAAACTCCATGCCCTTTTTTTTCTTCCAGGGCGGTTCCCCTTTCTCGAAATCCCGGTAATGTCCTTCGCAATGTCTCCTCACTCCGTTCGCATCGCCTTCTGGAATGTCCATCCCTCCTCTTGCTCCCATACAAACGGCAGCCAGAGCGCGAACTCCATTCCAAACGCAAGCATGCTCCCCCTCTGCTTTGTGGTGAGGCCCTTTGTAACTCTGCTTAATGTCGGCCTTGTTTGAGTCAAACCAAACGCACATAATTTTCATGGCCTTGACGTCGGCCTTTTTCACTTCCGCGCCAGCGGTCCACGCTTCCTTTTCGGGAGCAAGGGGAGTCCTTCGATAAGGAATCACTCCTTTAATGTCAACCTCTTTGTCACACACGATGCACCAGAACTTATCTTCCTTTTCCCGATATACCGTCGCATCATGGCTGCCATCACAAAAAGCCAACCTCCTCTTATACTCTTCTTCGCAGACATATTTAAAATCTGCCTCACGGGTCAGACCGCACTTATCTCCCGAGACATCCTGATCCCACACAATCACCATGGGCTTGTCATGACACTGGCACTTTTCGGAGGCCGGTTCAAACATCTTGCAAGTATATTTATGTTCCTTTAACCAGGCCCGGGCTTGAACAGCGGTGAACTTCTCTTTCGAGAATCGAATTGCTTGGAGCTCAATCGGCTTTCCTCCCGCCTGGATTCCCCAAATAGCATGAATCCCCTGACCGAATTTATTGTTCTGTCTTCGGATGCGAATGTATTTCCCAGGATCCTCCAACCTGCAGGCATGCTCATTGGGATAGGGCTTGCCTTCCATATCAACCAGCACACCTTCTTTGTATTGGCAAGGCTCCCCGTACTTTTTCTCCTTCTCTTCCTCTTCCAGGACTTCCAGGCTTTTGTATTCGACCGGCAGTATCTCAGAGTTTTCCGCAAACTTAAACCAGGCCATCTCTGCGCCCTTCTCTGTCGCCTGAGCATCAGGATTCATAGGAACGCCCACCGGACTGTACTCCAACAGCTCCCATTCGAGAACGTCCCGGCCATAATCCTGACCGTCCCTGATATCCTCTTTTCTTATGACGAGGTAACCAATTGACCAATTGGGCATGAATCCGCTTTTTGCTTTTTCATAAAGACGCTGACCAGTATTGTCGGGAGGAGTAAGATGCGAACCATCATAAAACTTTGTCTTGGCCGCAATTCCCTTATTCCCTTTAAACGTATCCTTCCAAATCTTGATAGGTTTGGCAATCGGTTCTGATCCCATGCCCGAATGACCATGAGCCATCAAGACAACTGGCCGGCCTCGAATCTTCATCCCATCGGCCCGCATAATATCTCCGCCTCGATCCTTCTTTTCTGTGCTAATGAAATGAGTGATCGTCATTTCTTTATCATCAAACTCCTTCACTTCCGCCTGAAAAACCTTCCATTCTTTTTTCATTGTCTATCCCTCCTTTTTGGGCCGAGGCGTGAACCGAATCCCACTATCCCCGGGATAAGGTTGAACATGCAAATTGCTTCCGTATGAGATCTCCTCTGGTATTCCAGAAGGAAAGGCTCTGCACACCGCAAACAACGAAAGAGGATCTCCCTTGTCTCTCTGCTTTATTCCCACAAAGTGACTGCATTCCCTCTCCCAGCAATGCGGTTTCTTAAACCAAATTGGGAAATTTTTCTTGCCCATTGACTTTTCCCTTTCTTTCTCACTATAATAAATCGTACACCTACAATTCTTTATGGCGATGGAATTGGCTTCAATGAAACCATTATCAGATTGGAGGTCGTAAACATGTCCAGAATAAAAGAAATTGTTAACCTCAATCACCTCATCAAAGAATATCAATCCGGCATATCGTTGAAAAAACTTTCTGATGAGACTGGCATCACAAGGCCCAGACTCCTTAGACAATTCAAAAAGCATAGAATTCAAATAAGAGGACAATCCGAAGCCGAAAAACTCAAATGGGATAAGTTCAATAGGAAACAAATCATAAAACAATGTTCCGCCGCTTGGAATGCAAGAAAAGGTCAAGTGGATTCCATCGAAACAAAGATTCAAAGGGCTAAGACCAGGTATCTCCGTATGACCCATAGATTTTTGCATGAAGATGGATTTAAGATCATGTTTGCTGACAGAGGATATCCCCTCCTTGCTCAATTCCCGATAGGCCCCTACAATATCGACCTGGCCGATGACAGAAGAAGCGTCGCCATAGAAATCATCTCCAGTGAGCCTTCGATTAAGCAAAGAGCCTTTTTTAAGGATCGTATCGAATACATCCTCAGTAAAGGATGGACCCTGATTATCATAAGCATTCGGAATTGGCGGATGGAGATTAACTATTCCGCTATCTGCGATCAGGTGATCGCCCTTCTTGAGAGAGCTAACAGGAACCAATCCATGCGAAGTCAATATTGGGTGATTGGGCGTAAGGGCCAATTTCTTGTTACTCATCGTTCTAAATTCTATGGCCTTTCCTGAATAATTTGATCTCATTGCCAGATTAAAATTACCACGGACCTGTATGTTTGGAAGAATGCAATTAATATTCTCCTCCGCAACAGATCCTCCCCCTGGGTGAGTCATTTTGTCCGTTCCCACCATGAACAATTCTTTGATTCCTATTCCGTGGGTCGCATATCTTGCATCCGCATCTAAGTGAGTCCGTCTGACATGGGCATCTCTCGAGGAGAGCCAATGTTTTCTTAAAATCTTCTCCATCCCGGCTTGTTCTACGGAGAAGAGGTCGGCCCGATTCATTACTGAGATCGTTTCTGTCCTCGATATCAAAGGCGCCCTGTATTTGTCCCAAGACGCAAATTTCTCCCTGAGCGTATCGGCAATCATTGTCAATGGCAGCCCATCTAAGAATCCTTTCCTCACAATCCGGGCTATAGCTTCGAACGAAATCCCCGTTACCTCTTTGCTGAAGTTCATCATTCGGTCGCCGATCCATTGGAGTACTTCCGGATCGTTCACGTTGAATTGAACCGTCAGCTTGATCCTCTCGAGGAGATCTTGCATTCTCTCTTCGCCATACTCCTCCATGATACTTTTCACGATCGGAGTAGCAATCCTCCTTAACCTCTTCGCCTCTTCCTTCCGATCGATATTGATTTTTGAAACATCCTTGTCCTCTTTTAGGGCTTTCTGTAATTTCATCCGGCCCCATCCCGAGTAATGCCCTTCGATCTTCTTCCCTTCCCTCTCGAGCTTTATCAAAATGTCGGTCAGCTCGTCCTTGAAATAACCCTGGACAGGAAGAATCAATTTCCTCTCGAGTTCTTCGGATCTGGCGGCAAAGAGTTTCCATATAATCGTCTTTCTCTCTTTCGTCCAATGTTCCGGCTTGGCAGCCACTTTCATGCAAGGCCTTCCTCCTATTGAGCCCAATCAGGGGAAAAAACAACCTTCCCCTCGTCCTCTTCTTCCTCTTCCGGTTTTGTCGTTTCACCCGGGAGCTTTTTTTTCTTTCCTCCTTCTCCTGCTTCCAATTGCACCATATTGAAAGCACCCCAGGGCTTGTCGCCCCACTCTACCGACTCCAATCCCATCTTGGCTCTCTCTTCATTGATCACCGTGAGGAAGTTTTCCAGATTCTCCTTCCTCTCCTTCAAGATAATCTCTTTTTGTTCAATATCCGGGAGCTCAAAGTCACAGGTCAACCCTTGATCATATCGGGGCAAAAGGAAAGTCTCGAGGACTTCCTCAATCAGCATGCACTTTGGCTTGAGACATTCAAGGATAAAGGTTTCGTTCAGCGCCTCCATGTTGGCCCTGTTAACATCTCTCACCAGGCCGATCTTTCCTTCGCTGAGGTCAAAGGATGTAATCAACTTCTCCCTTGCAAACTGAGCTACCTTGTCAAGCATGGCCTCCCGGCCAGTGATTCCCAATTTATCTGCTTTCAGTCCACTATGGAAAACCATTGTCCCGCCAGACTTCAATGCTCCTCCATATGTCTCGTCGATATAATCCTTAAATTCCTTAATCTGTGGCTTCGTCATTTTCTGTTCGGTGGTCAATTGCAATCCCGGGACGGCCATGTTCTGAAACAATCCTCTCTGTTGCTGCATCAAGAACAAATCGAGATCGTATGGGTAGGTCTGGGCCATCAAGGGACTCATGGCCATAAAGGGGCTTGCTGGATGCGGATATTTCATCAATAGAATTTCGTCAGGCTCAAACCTTCTCTTAACCTCTGCGTCCGTGTAATCCCAATATTCGAGTCTCAGGTCTGTACTTACCTTGGGCTTGAGGGCCGCATACTTCGTCAGGGGCAGCGGCCAAATCTCCTGGGGCACCTTTAATCTATTCGGCGGAAGATACCAGCCGCACATTCCCCCCAGTTCGAGGCGGACGAGGGTTTCGTACCACAGCATGAATCGAGTCATGAAGGCGTTCGGTTTATGAATCAGATCAAGGAAAATGTGATCTGTTATTTCTTCCCTTTCCATTCCCATCTGCTTCAAAAAATATTTCTGTTCAGGCTTGTCCATCATTTTGAACTTGGCCCTCCAGGAGAGATCGATCACTTTCTTCCCCTGTCTCCTGTAAATAAAAAGATTAAGGGGGATCATGGCCACAGCCTTTGCAATTTTATCAATGCATGTATAGACCCAGGACTTATAAGCATCAACCAGCTGGGCGTAAGTTTTTTCTGGTACCACTCCAACGCCCCAAACATTTGTTAGATAGGCCCCGATGATCTGTCCCACTTCCGAAGCCCTCATAAATCCGGCCTTTTTCAATACTCGGTCAAAGAATTTCATCGTTCTCCTCCGATCACGAAGAACCCAGGTCCTTCATCGTTGGTGTGACTGAATATCCCATACCGGGTTGCATCACATCCATGATCATTCTCTTTCTTGGGCTCTTCCTTTTTTTCATCTCTCCAGATATAACCCTGAATCTCTTCGACCGTGCAGGTCGGCTTCCCCTTCATGTCCAGGAGAGGATCCTTTTCAACCAGGGCATCTTCAAAGAAGAAGATTTTTCCTTCCTCCATCCGGTCGTAGACGCATTGAATACCCGGGCTAACTTGTTTGTTTGCGTTAAGGGTTGTAATTCCATGCTCCTCCAGTGTCGCTTGATCCTCCGAATCGTGATCGGAGTACGTGGCCAGGATTTGTGAGACCTTCTCTCCATATTCGTTTTCCCTCTCTCTCTCTTTCATTAACTTGAGGATCAATGGGGCATGGGCATTGACTGTCCTTTTCGTATGATAAATCTCCTTGTCCAGATACCAGACATCGTCCGGACTGATTGCCCAGAATTGACAAACAAAAGGCGCGTTGAATCCGAAATCGATCGCCATGATGTAATCCCATTCCTTCGGGATATCGAACCGAGGAATCACCATCGGCCCCGGGTTGAAGACATCGTAAATCAATCCCTCGTACCCGACCCATTTGTTTTCTAAGAACCTCTGCCGGTATCTCCCCTTGAGTATGGACAGTCTGAGCTTGTAATTCTCTGGCAGGATATCCCACAATGTCACCCCTTCGATCAATCGCGTCAATCTCCTCTCTCCCACTTTGAACTTTTTCAAATAGTACGTCTGATAAAGGTAATGAGAGGGAGGGCCGGCATTGCAGGCATACATCACCTGGTGGAAGGGCGCTTCTGGTTGCCTGGCTCTGGATTCGATCCACACGAATGTCAGTTCGTCTGTAATCTCTGTGGCCTCCTCCATTCCTATGAACCCATACTCTGTCGAGGCCAGCTTTGTCGGTTCGTCTAAACCACAGCCATGAATCTCTGAACCGTTCGGGAGCTTGATCTCCAGTTCCGTTTTGTTGTAAGCGGATTGGTTCAAGATGTGGGGTGGTATCACGTAATCGGTCAACCATTTCCAAGTCGTTCTCTTTAGATGCTTCGCTTCTTTTCTTGCCAGCGCTGATTTGTATCCCGGGTATCTTCCACAAAGCCAGTAAGCCTTTTCCGCAATCAATCGCGTCTTCCCACTTCCCCAGGGCCCACAAAACAAAACGGACTCTTCCGTCGCCTCCATGGCGGCTTTCAGGGCGGGGCGCCCCTTTACTGAATAATCCCATCTTCCCATAACCCCTTAACCCTTCCATAAAACCTCCGGGAGTCACGTCCCATTGACGCAGGACAAGACTTTCTATCCCTTCCCTTCCTCTTCCTTTGGCTTTGGAAAACCCGAGTCATCCACACCCTCGTAAAGCTTCACCGGGATTGGTCCACCATCGAGGCCGGCCAGCTCCAATGTCTTCCCGTATCCTCTCGACTTTCCCCTCTTTGATCTAAGGATCTCCTGGACAGCCCATTTCTCCTGTTTCCCTGCAGCGACAAAAAGAGCTGACTCAGCAAAGTCAACCTTGGATTCCATGATGTGTTCATATTGGGCGGCAAACTTCTCACTTTTCTTGATCCACTTATAAAACGTCCTTCTGTCAATCCCTATCACCGCACAGGCAATAGAAATGTTCGTCGTCTTCCTAATCACCCTCAAGAATAACTGTCTCCTGAGTTTTGTTGATCGGCGGATCTCCTCGACCTTGAGTTCGGTTCGAAGCTTTTCGACTTCCTCGTCTGCAACCCCGAAAGGTCCCTCAATAGCTTTCTCTTTTTTTGCGACCTTTGAGACCTTGCCACCCTTCTCTTTTTCT